ACCCCGACGCATAATCCAAACAGGGGGAGGTGGTGCTTATGGGAAACGGTCGCTGGACGAAAGTCCTGCGTTTCGTGGTGTGTGCAGTCATTACTATTCTGGTAATGCTCCTCACTGCCCCAAAAGCGTGCTGACTGCCCGGTGGCACGAGCAGTCAGCATAGTATGCTATTCTGATTGACTTGGGCTGACCGTCAAAGTGACAGCGCCCTTTCTGTTTATGATTATATCCATGTGGCCCCGTTTTGTCAACAGATGAAACGGGGCTTTTTGTGTCCCGGGAAAGGAAAAACGATGGAAGAGAAGAAAAACGACCTGCTGGCCCTGCTGCTGCGGCCGGAGGTGCCGAATGTGCAGAAGGAGCTGCCCACGGCCAGGTACAAGGTGAACCGGCTGAGCAAGCTGACCGGCCAGGATGTGGTGTTCACCCTGCGGGGTCTGCCCTATGGCAAGGTGGAACGCATCCGGGAGAGCGAGGAGATCGACCCGGAGATTCCGATCCTGCTGGCCGGGTGTGTGGCGCCCGACCTGAAGGCCCAGGAGCTGCGGGACCGCTTCGGCGGGGCCACGCCGGCGGAGACGGTGAAGGCCATGCTGCTGCCCGGGGAGATCGCCGACCTGAGCCGGGCGGTGGAGCGGCTGTGCGGCTACCGGATGCTCACCATTGAAGAAGTAAAAAACGCCTAGAGGAGGGCGGCGACCCGGAGCTGGACCTGGTCTGGTACCTGTTCCACCGCCACCACTGGACCCCGGAGATGTACTACGGGATGGGACAAGGCGGCCGGGACCTGACTATGGCGTTGGCCCTCCATGAAGCGGAGCTCAGGCAAAGTTAAACCGCCCTCCCCCGGAGGGCGGCGGAGCCCCGACGCTGGGGCTTCGTCCGGCGGGGTCCCTCATCCGTCATTTGCTTCGCAAATGCCACCTTCCCCTGGGGGAAGGCTTGGGGCCTGCGGGGATGAAAAGCCGCCCTCCGGAGGGAGGGCGGGGAGGGACTAAGTATCTGGTTCAATAATAAGAGCTGGTCCGGTGGACGCATAGGTATACAGGACATTCCCGACCTTGACCTTGGATGCGTTCTTCACATTTCCGCCCAGATGCAGCTTATCTATCACATAGTCTTCCGCGCCTGGATTAAAGATGGCGACAAGGGCCTTGACATATTGCTGATTTACGCTCCAGTCCCGCGTCTCGTCTTGGTACAGGCTAAGCTTGACCCCGGTGACATTGCCTAAATATTCCGCGATATCAGGGATATGTTTTCGCCAGAGAGAGCTGTCCACCGCTGTATTCGGGACCACGTCGAATGTGATGAGCCACGTCTCACCATTCAAACTCAGCATTCTTTGTGCGTTGTACCATTTTGGTTCATGCAAATAGGTAAGGGATGGAGCTGTGTCTGAAAGAGACCCGTTGACCAGATCGACAAACGAGTCTTCTTTGAGCGTCCAGACCTGTTTGCTCTCTGAACCGACGACGGGATAGACGCTGGGATATTGGTTTGTTTCCGCATGATAAGGGTGACACACCCAAAACAAGATCACGCAGGCGCAAAGGGGAATGCCGACATAGGCCGCAGTCATCCACCGACGCTGGCGTTTGTTGGCAAGGAGGTAGGACAGTGTAAACAACCGACCGAAGTCAGAATGCTCATGGTACATCATCAGCCCCCCTTTTCAATGATATTATATGGAGTTTTTTAGGAAAAGTCAACAGTGAGGTGAGGATATGCCGGAAATCGGGATCGTGATAACGCTGAACGATAAGGTCAGCTCCGCGCTCAAAACCATATCGGGGAACGTCAAGGCCTTTGACAAGGACCTGGATGAGTTGGAGGCCGAATTTCAAGGTCTGACAGAGGCCCAGAACGGCTTGGTAAACAAACAGAGCGAGTTAAAAAAGGCGCTGGAGGCGTCCAGCGTGAAGATAAGCGAGGCGCGGAAGGCCTACCGCAAGCTGAAGGACGAGGCCAGCAAGGGGGCGCTGGACGACGCCATCGACGAGCAGGCGCGGATGCGGCAGGAGCTGACAAAGACGGAGTCCGACTTAAAAGCGAGCGCCAAGACCTATGACGAGCTGTACAAGAGTATTCTGAACACGGCCAAGGGCTTTCAGAAGGCCGAAGCGGGCTCCCAGTTCGCCGCCCAGGGGATAAAGGAGGACGTGCGGTCGTTGGCTGAATCTACAGGCGGTGCGGACGGGATTCTGACGAAGCTGAAAAACTCGGAATTGAGTGGACTGATTGGCGGCGCAGTCACGGATATGTTCGGCACCCATCTGGAAAGCGCCCTTGGCCAGCCGTTAGCTACAGCCACGGAAAGCGTACTGTCTGGAATTTCACAAGGGGTGGCAGCGGGCGCGTTTCTGGGACTTCCCGGTATGCTGGCCGGCGGAGCGGCGGGAGCGGTCGCAGGCATTGTTCAGGGCGAGTCCGCTGTCTATCAGGCCCAGGACGACTCCTTCAAGTCCTACGTCCAGGAGGCGGTGGAGGGCCAGCTGTCCGAGATGGACAGCATCCGGGCCTCCGGGTCGGCCACGGCCGGCCAGCGGGAGCAGGACCAGCTTGCCTTTGCCCGGCGCTTCGGCAGCGACGAGGCCGCGCGGGAATATCTGGACCAGGTGAAGGCCATGGCGGTAAACACCAATTACAGCTATGACGAGATCACCGGATACTCCAAGTCCCTGCTGAACAGCTACAGTTCTGATGAGACCCTGGAAGTCCTCCAGAAGCTGTCGGACGCCACGGCGGGCCTGAACCTGGACAGCAGCGGCGTGTCCATGTTCATCAACGGCTTGAGCCGGATGCGGACGACCGGCAAGGTCACCCAGGAGTATCTGAACTACTTCTCGGAGCGGGGCCTGGATGTCTACGACGCCCTGGCCCGGAGCACCGGGGCGGATAAGAGCGATATCTCCCAGATGGTGACCAAGGGGGAGATCGGCGGTTCAGAGGCCGCCCAGGCCATTCTGGACTATATCCAGGAGGAATTTGGCGGGCTGTCTGAGAAACTGGCTTCCACCTACGACGCCATGGTGGACAACCTGGGTGACGCGGAGGCCAACCTGAACGCCATGATGGGCGAGGGCTACAACGAAGCCCGCAAGGCGGGTATCGAGGCCCAGTCCGACTGGCTGGAGAGCGAGGACCTGGCTGAGGCCTACAAGTCCATCGGCGCCTGGAAGGCCAGTCTGGAAAACGCCAAGGAGCAATACATCCGGGAAGCAGTGGACGAAGCTATGGGCAGCGAAGAGTACGAGACCGCCAAGGCCGAGGGCGACGCCGCCGAGATGGGCCGAATCATCATGCAGGCGAAGATCCAGGGCATGAGTGAGTACAACGCCAATGAGGGCAAGGACGAGGTGCTGGAGCAGGAGTTGGCCCTGATCCAGGGGGTTCGGAATGACACTGCACTGAACAGCAGCTACTGGGACGCCGGGTATACCCTGGGACAGGAGTTCTCCAAAGGCCGGGCGGCGGCGATGCAGAAAACTGATGGAGATTCATTTGCTCCTACAGGCAGCACTTCGTTTTCCAGCAGGTCTTATCTTGGCCCCGGCTCATCCAGCTACGCCTACGGCCTGGACCGGGTGCCCTATGACGATTACCCGGCGCTGCTCCATCAGGACGAGCGGGTGCTGACCGCCCGGGAGGCCCGGGAGCAGGACCGGGAGGCCTCCATCCAGGCAACCAACACCTACAAACTGGACCAGGTACCCTATGACGGCTACCCGGCGTTGCTCCACCAAGACGAACGAGTACTGACCGCCCGGAAGGCCCAGAAGAAGAACCGGGAGACCTCCGGTCGGGCAATCAACACCTACGGTCTGGACCAAGTGCCCTATGACGGTTATCCGTCACTGCTCCACCAGGACGAGCGGGTGCCGGCTCCCCAGGAGACCCGGGCCATGGACGAGGACCCCTTCGCCCTGCGGGGGAACTTCCTCAGTCTGGCCTCCGGCCAGCCAGCTCCCTCAGAGAGGGAGCCTGCGGCCCCCAGTATCTCTATCTCCGTATCGGGCAACACCTTCGGTGCGGGGATGGATGAGACGGCGGTG